AACTCTCAGATGCGTATCGACTATCTAAAGGAGCTCGTTGCGACTCTCGAAGAGATCATAAATAATATACGCTGGAGACATCAAAATATCAAGAACATGATCGAGCATCGTAAGTTTACTTCAGGAATCTAATGTCTGAAACGATCCGTCTCAAAAAGAAGAACCACTCGTACCTACAGATCGACACCGACGATCGCGGTGTGCTCGCCGAGCTGTCTGAGTTTTTCACGTTTAAAGTACCGGGTGCGGAGTTTATGCCCGCCTATAAGAATAGGCTTTGGGATGGAAAAATAAGATTAGTATCTAATAGAGATAACACGATATACGCAGGACTGTATGACTACATACAAGCATTCGCAGCGGCGGAAGGAAGAGGCTATGAGATTGAGGATCTGAACGATCCGGTGTACGGACCTCCTCGATCAGTTCAGGATCCCGACCTCTCCTTTGTCGAGGATATACCGCTGTCCGCGAAGGGTCAGTCTATCCGACCGAGGGACTACCAGCTCGAGGCGGTCGCACACGCGCTGACCAACAAACGTGCGATGCTGCTGTCACCGACGGCCTCGGGGAAGTCGCTCATCATCTATCTGCTCTGTCGCTGGTACATGGACAACCACGACGGACGCATTCTGATCGTGGTACCGACGACCTCGCTGGTCGAGCAGATGTACGGTGACTTTGCCGACTACTCGACTCACGACTCCGACTTTGACATCGAGAAGGCCGCTCATCGAATCTACGGTGGTCAGGATAAGAACAATCAGGACGCACGAATCATGATCTCGACCTGGCAGTCGATCTACAAGATGCCGCAGCAGTGGTTTCGTGAGTTCGGTTGCGTGATCGGCGACGAGGCTCACAACTTTAAGGCTAAGTCCCTGACGTCGGTACTCACGAAGTGCACCGAGGCAGAGTATCGATTCGGAACGACCGGCACACTGGACGGAACGCAGACTCATAAGCTGGTACTCGAAGGACTCTTTGGACCCGTATACAATGTGACTACGACCAAGGAGCTCATGGACGAGGGATCCTTGGCGAGTCTGGATATCAACGTTCTGCTGTTAAAGTATCCCGATGCAGTCTGCAAGGAGATGAAGGGAACGAAGTATCAGGAGGAGATCGACTTTCTTGTATCCAACGAGGCTCGCAATAAGTTCATTCGTAATCTGGCACTCGATCAGAGTGGTAACACACTGGTGCTGTTTCAGTACGTTGAGAAACACGGTAAGCCACTGCACGATCTGATTCGCCAGAAGGCCGCCGACGATCGACAGGTGTTCTTTGTCTCTGGCGGTACCGACGTCGAGGGTCGTGAGCGAGTGCGTCAGATCACCGAGAACGAGAAGGATGCGATCATCGTTGCCTCGATGGGCGTCTTTTCCACGGGCATTAACATTCGCAACATTCACAACGTGGTGTTCGCATCGCCGTCCAAGTCGCAGATTCGAGTACTGCAGTCCATCGGTCGAGGACTACGCAAGGCGGACGACGGTCGTGACACCACACTCTACGATATCGCCGACGACCTGCACTGGAAGAAACATAAGAACTACACGCTGAACCACTCGGCCGCGAGAATCAAGATATATAGTAAAGAACGCTTCAAATTCAAGATCTACGAGATACCGTTATCATGACCGAACTGAACGACGTCAACATTCGCCACATCAAACTCTCGACCGGTGAGGAACTCATCGCGATCGTCCTTGCGGACGAGGAGATCTCCGAGGAGGATCGTGACTCGAGTCTGTTGGTCGTGCAGAGACCGATGCGAATTCGTACCGTACATACCGATACCTCCATCTCCTTTCTGTTCTACGAGTGGCAGCCACTGTCAAAGACCGATACCTGCTACATCAATCCGATGCATATCGTATCCCACGTCGAGTGCGACAACGATGTCAAGGGACAGTACGTCAACGTCTGCGTCAACGGCGATAACGATCTACCTCCATCCGAACCACTCGATTCTGAATCAACCGATCCAGAATCCGAACTCGAAAACCTTACCTTCGATAACATCGATAAACCAATTACCTACCACTGATATACTAGTATATTCCCCTGTCCGCCGGCGACTATAGAATTATATCACAGAAACGCAGATCTGTAAATAGCCAATTTCATACCATTTACAATAATTTCTGACTGTGATATAATAATTGTATTATAAAGAATGGAGTAGACTATGAAGCGTAAACCTCAGCACTACGTCAACAATCGTGAGTTCTCTCAGGCGGTGGTGGACTACGTCGAGCGAGTGAACGAGGCGGAGGCCGCGGGAGAATCGATTCCGATCATACCCGACTACATCGCTCAGTGTTTTCTTAAGATCTCGGAGGGTCTGTCACACAAACCCAACTTCATTCGATACACCTATCGCGAGGAGATGGTGATGGACGGAGTCGAGAACTGTCTGAAGGCCATTACGAACTACAACATCGACACGGCAACACGAACCGGCAATCCCAACGCGTTCGCGTACTTTACTCAGATCTGCTACTACGCGTTCCTTCGTCGACTCTCAAAGGAGAAGCGACAGCAGGACATTCGATTCAAGTACATCGAGGACGCGGGTATGGAGGAGTTTCTCGAGGAGACCGGCGATGCGACCGTGGACTCGAACAATCGTGCGTTCGTCGATGAGCTGCGCGATCGAATCGAGAAGGTGCATAATCGAGACGAGCTTCTGAAGGAGTACGGTAAAAAGAATAAGAAGGAGGGCGACGACAACCAGAAGCCGCCCAAGGGAATCGAACTGTTTATGGAGATGGAAGCCGATACCGATGAGTAGGATCGTAGTACTTAACGATACTCACATGGGTGTGAGAAACTCTTCCGACGTGTTCATCGACTATCATCGTCGGTTTTTTGAGCAGACGTTCTTTCCGTACTGTAAGAAGAACGGAATCAAGCAGATCCTGCACCTCGGTGATCTGTACGATCATCGCAAGTACATCAACTTTAAGGTGCAGCACGCCTCTCGCAAGATGTTTCTTGAGAAGTTGACCGAGTACGGCATGACCATGGACATCATCCCCGGCAATCACGATGTCTACTACAAGTCGACCAACGAGCTCAACTCGCTGAAGGAACTGCTGGGTTACTTTACGTCCAACGTCAACATCATAATGGAACCGCGTGTTCTCGACTACGACGGTCTAAGAATCGGTATGGTTCCCTGGATCAACGGCGAGAACTACTCGGAGTGTATGCGGTTCATCGAGAAGTGCGACGCCGAGTGGTTGGGTGGTCATCTCGAGCTCGCCGGATTCGACATGATGCCCGGTATGAAGTCGACCGACGGTATGTCCGCCGATCTGTTCTCAAAGTACGAGACGGTTCTCTCGGGTCACTATCACACGAAGTCGCAGCAGGGTAACGTTCGATACCTTGGATCGCAGATGGAGTTTACCTGGGCCGACGCAAACGATCCAAAGTACTTTCATGTCATCGATACGGGAACGCGAGAGATCGAGTCGGTTCGCTGTCCGATCACGATGTTCGAAAAGATCTACTACGACGATCGCAAGATGAACTACTTTCAGGACTACGACGTCTCGAAACTCGAAGGCAAGTTCGTCAAGGTGGTCGTTGTGAACAAGTCCGATCCGTTTACATTCGATCGTTTTATTGATAGAATACAGCAGGTGGATCATCACGACCTTAAGATCGCCGAGAACTTCGATGAGTTCGTCGGTGACAACGTCGAGGTGGACGAGGAGATCTCGGTCGAGGATACGGCGCATCTACTCGACTCGTACGTCGACAACACCGAGACCGATCTGGAAAAGGATCGTCTTAAGGAACTGATGCGATCCATCTACGTCGAGGCATGTAATCAGGAAATCGTATGAGCATTCGTTTTAAGAACGTACGTTGGAAGAACTTTCTGTCCACGGGTAACAACTGGACAGAGGTACCGCTCGATCGTCATCGCTCCACGCTAATCGTTGGAGAGAACGGATCGGGTAAGTCGACCATGCTCGATGCTCTGTCGTTCGGTCTGTTCGGTAAGGCGCATCGTAACATCAAGAAGGATCAACTCGTCAACTCGATCAACGAGAAGGCCGCGGAGATCGAGGTAGAGTTCGACGTCGGCCGTCACTCCTTTCGAGTCTATCGCGGTATTCGACCGAACAAGTTTGAGATCTGGCAGAACGGTCAGATGATCAATCAGTCGGCCAACGCTCGCGACTATCAGAAGTACCTCGAGCAGTCGATCCTCAAGCTCAATCACAAGTCCTTTCATCAGATCGTGGTCCTTGGTTCCTCGAGCTTTATTCCGTTCATGCAGTTGCCGGCTCATACACGTCGCGAGGTCATCGAGGATCTGCTCGACATTCAGATCTTCTCTAAGATGGGCTCGATCCTCAAGGAACATCTCTCGGTGCTCAAGGAGGAGATCAAGGAGATCGACTACAACGTCAGTCTGACCAAGGAAAAGATCAGCCTTCAGCAGAAGTACATTCGTGACATCACGGAGATGAACGACGAGCAGATACGAAAGAAGAGCGACGAGATCACTACCTACAACAACGAGATCGAGACGCTGCAGTCTCGAAACTCGGAACTCTCGGAGCGAATCAAGGAGAGAGGCGAGGGAGTCGACGATCGAATCAATGAGCTGTCGCGTAAACGAGAGAAGGTCCTCGGGTACAAGGCTCAGTTCGAGCAGCAGATCTCCTCGGTCGTCAAGGAGGCGCGATTCTACGAGGAGAACGACACCTGCCCGACGTGCACTCAGAGTATTCTTGAGGACGTACGAGAGAACAAGCTCTCCGAGGCAAAGGAGAGGGCTCGCGAACTCAAGGAGGCTCTGGACCATGCCACTGAAGAGTCGTCTACTCTGGAATCGAATCTGGAAGAGCTTCGGTCCGTTTCAAGTGAGGTCTCTGAAGCAACGTCCGAGCTGCACTCCAACAACTCGACCATCGAGCGGCTGCAGAGATCGATACGAGATACGCAGTCCGCCATCGATGAGTTGAACGGCAGAAGTGGCGATCTTGCCGCGGCCAACGACGAGCTGCGACGACTCAAGGACGAGAAGGAGAGTCTGACCGAAAAGAAGCTCGATCTGATGAACACTCAGACCTACAAGCAGGCAGCGTCGGAGATGCTCAAGGACTCCGGTATCAAGACCAAGGTGATTCGTGAGTATCTGCCGGTCATGAACAATCTGATCAATAAGTATCTGCAGGTACTCGACTTCTTTGTCTCGTTTCATCTTGACGAGTCGTTCAACGAGTCGATTCGATCGCGCTATCGCGACGCGTTCAACTACGCGTCGTTCTCGGAGGGAGAGAAGAGCCGTATCGATCTCTCGCTCTTATTCGCATGGCGTCAGATCGCTCGTATGAAGAACTCGACGTCGACCAACCTGCTTGTGCTCGATGAGACCTTCGACTCGAGTCTCGACAACGACGGCGTGGACAACCTGATGAAGATCCTGAATACTCTGGACGAGGATACGAACACCTTCGTCATCTCGCACAAGGGTGATCAGCTCGACGGTAAGTTCGATCACAAGATGGTCGCACGTAAGGAGCACAACTTCTCGACGCTGACTTCCGAGGAGTGACTCGCGTCTGTTCCCGCGAGGAACGGAGTTTGTTCCTCGAATGATCAAATAGACCATTTACACGGAGCCGTGGTAGTAGTATAATAGACTCAACAGTTAAGGAAAGGAAGGACTACCACGATGGAATTCAACAAGACCGAGACTCTTCGCAACCTCAAGAACCTCGAGCAGACCATTCGGAACAAGTATCAGTCGATCAACGGTGATCCCAACGTCAACCCTCGGCTGATCGAGGAGGTCAAGAACGACTACTACTTCGTCATCGATCTGATGGACGACATCGAGTGCGATCGTATCACCGAGTTTCCGATGGTCGAGCGGACCAACATCATGTCCGGCAAGACCTTCCTCGAGGACGAGGATACTCCGCACTTCTGCTCCCCCTCCTCCGAAACCTACTGGTCCATGTGAGGCAGAGAGGTTTACATCCTCTCTCCACTATATTATAATGGTACCAACAGTGAAGGAAAGGAACTACATCATGGATCGGAATCAGATCATTGAGACCTACCTCGAGCTCTCGCGTAACGCTCAGGAAGCCGAGTATTACTGGGAGAACGACGCTGGTAGCGAGGATACCTTCAAGGAGTTCGCAAACAACGCTCTGTCGTACTACGACTATCACGGTATCACGCGCCAGGAGTTGAACGACTACAACGATCGTCGTCGCAACGCCGTAAAGGTCGACAACGTCGAAGATGCTCTTACCGCTATCGAAAACTTCTTCTCTTCATAGGGCGGAGTATAGAATGAGTGAGTCTAAGTCTCTGCTGGCACGTCTTCTCTCTAAGGAGAACATCTCGGTCCAGCACGGCAACTACACCACGGCCTTCTTTGACGTGCAGAATCGCGTCCTGGGTCTTCCTCTCTGGAAGAACGACGACAAGGATCTGCACGATATGCTCGTCGGTCATGAGGTCGGTCATGCGCTGTACACTCCGGCCGAGGGCTGGGTGGACATGCAGTCCGCGGCCAACGACGATCGTGTTCCGGGCGACTATCTTAACGTCGTCGAGGACATTCGCATCGAACGCAAGATTCAGGAGACCTATCCCGGTATCGTACGGTCCTTTAAGAAGGGATACTCCTACCTGAGTGAGTCCGACTTCTTTGGTCTCAACGGCCGAGACGTGAACTCCATGGGTCTGATGGATCGAATCAATCTGAAGGCTAAGCTTCGCGATCTGATCGACGTCGAGTTCTCGGACCTCGAGCGTCCTCTTGTGAACAAGGCCTTTGCGGCCGATACATGGGACGAGGTCGTCGAGGCCGCTCGTGAGCTGTATCAGTTCGTGCGTCAGAATCCCGACTCCCAGCCACAGGACGAGAACGGTAACAGCGATAAGCCTACCGACGGTGACTCACAACGCCAAGAGGAGCAACAGCAACAGACCGACGGCCCCATCGATCCCTCGGTCGGAGACGACGATAACCAACAGGAGCAGGAGGAGAGCACGAACGATGAGAACAATGATTCGCAGGATACGGGAGACGGTTCGCAGGACGAGGTATCGAATTCATCTGATGCTTCTGAATCGCGAGCTGACTCAGATTCAGAAGAGAGCGTCAAGGACCCGTCGGCGGGAGACGGACTCGATGAAGTAGAGACCTATCGTAACGCGACCGAGAACGCCGAGGACCTTCTGGAGAAGAACGACAGCGGTGGTCTTCCCGTCGTGGTTCGTGGTCTGACTCGTGCTCAGATCAACGACATCATCGTGCCCTTTGAAAAGATTCGCCAATCCCGCGAACGAGCCTACGGTCGTTTCATTGAACGTCTTGACGCTGCCGTCGCCAACGAAGACAGCCCCTACGCCAACGAGGACTGGAAGAAATATCATATTGATAAAGCCAACACCGACGTCGAGTACAAGGAGTTCGTGACTGAGACGAAACGAGTGGTCAACGTCATGGCCAAGGAGTTCGAGCTGCGCAAGGCTGCGTATCAGTACTCCCGTGCATCGACCGCTCGTTCCGGTGCTCTGGATCTCGAACGTCTTCATGAGTACAGAACCAACGACGACATCTTTCGTCGCGTCACGACTCTCGCCGATGCTAAGTCGCACGGTATGGTCATGCTGATCGATAACTCCGCCTCGATGCACGAGTCCCGCGGTGCGGTCATCGGCCAGGTACTCAGTCTGGCAATGTTCTGCAAGAGAGTGAACATTCCGTTCGACGTGTACTCCTTCACCAGCCCAAGGTTCGGCAACAACGGCTTTTACGAGATCACCGAGGATCAGTTGGCGTACGACTCAGTCATCCACACGGGATCGCTTGTGACGCATGTTCTGAGCTCATCGTTCAGTCGACGTCAGTACGACGTGGCGTATCGTCAGCTCTTTGATCTCAGCTGTGATATCGAGTGCTACGAGGGTCGATACGACATCATGAGTGGTACACCTCTCAACGATAT